CTACAACAAAAAGGATACCGTGCGCTGGGCTGTGTACCAGCACTATGAGGCGCATGACGGGTTTTCCATCAACGAGACCGAACTCGCCAACAACGGGATTGTGCTCACCGATGACAAAAATGCCACGATGGCCGGGGCGGAAAAAATCCAGCTCGTGCATAAGCTGAAGGAAAATTTCACCACCCTGCGGGATGGGTTTCAGGAAAACTTCGACAAGGAATTGCACCTGGACGGCAGCGCCAATCCCAATGCGGTACCGGGGCTGGATGCGCTTGTCAGTCTCACTCCAAACACCGGCACGATTGGCGGCATCAATGCGGCGACATCCGCGTGGTGGCGCAATTTCGCGCGCCTGAACATCGCCACGGGCAGCGCGGGCACTCTCATCAACGCGATGGAAAAACTGTTCAGGGACTGCACCACCTGGGGCAGGCTTGGCAACCCCGATTTTATTGTGGTCGGCAGTGAGATGTATGACGCGATTCAGGCTGATTCGCTCAAGGTGCTTGGGCGGCATATCAACCTTGGGCAAAGCTCCACCGGCGGCGTGACCGTAGACCCCTCGACCAAGGCGCTGGCGTTCCGGGGCGTGCCGATTGTCTGGGATCCGACGTTTGATGCGCTGGATGCGCAATCGGGTTCGAGTACCAACAAATGGGCCAAGCGCGGCTACATGCTCAACTCCAAGGCCATCAAGCTGCGCCCGGTGAATGGCCGCTGGCTGGTGCAGCGCAACCCGCCGCGCGTGTATGACCGGTACGTGTACTACTTCGGCATCACGGCAGACTACGGCCTCACCTGCTGCAAGCGCAATTCGCTGGCGGTGTTTTCGATTCTCTGACCAAAAACAAACGCCCCGGCAGCTCGCCCGCCGGGGCGTCCCTCCCTATCCAACAAAGGAACCTTCCATGCCCATCATCCCCCATGTCCGCCTGCTCATCACGCGCGATGAAACCACCACCTTGTATGTGGATGTGCCCGCCTATGAGCTGTCCATGCTCGAAGCGCCTTACCCCGATGGGGCGGTGCAGGAGGTCGAAGCCTACGACGTAGAAGTCGAAGAGTTTGACGCCAGCGCAGAATTCGAGCGCCTTGTCGCCAGGTTTGCGGGTCACGCAGCAACCGATGCCGCGCGGGTACGCCGGTTCGAGCGCGCGCGTGATCTCAAGGCGTGGGTAGATGAGCGCCAGCCCAAGCCCGAAAGCCAGCCCAAGCCCGACAAGGCCAAGAAGGTATAAACATGCCGGACTTCAATGGCTCCCTGTCCGACACCGCGCCACGCGCCACACTGGCGCAGTTGCGCACGCGGCTGGCGGTGCGGCTGGGGTATGCGGCCAATGTCAGTACCGGGATGTTCCCGCCGGGGTTTGCCGAACAGATGGACGATCATGTCCGCAGCGCACATACGGCACTGTACCGGCGGTATCCGGCGCTGCATACCGAGCGCTGGTGGCGCTGGACGATGCCCAAGGGACAGCGGTTTTACGCGCTGGACGCCGCCGCCGATGCGGGCGGGCAGGTACCGGACCCGCTACGTGTGACCTGGGCAGGCATCAGCCGTGACGGCGAATCATGGCGGCTGTTGCTGGGTGCCGTTGACCCGCTGTGGTTTGGCACAACCCAGACCGGCATCCCCACGCACTACACCATCCGCCAGCAGCTTGAGGTCTGGCCTGCGCCGGATACGGACGGCTGGACGTTGCGGCTCAAGGCGCATGCCGCGCTGGCTGCGCTGGTCAATGATAACGATCAGACCACGCTGGACCCCGAAGCGGTATTTTTGCTCGCCCTCGCCAACGCCAAGGCGCACCAAGGCGACAACGATGCCGAGCACTACGCCGGGCAGGCCAACGCCTACGTGCACAGCCTGATTGCAGGCGCGCATCACACCCGGCGCTATGTGCCCGGCGAGCCGTCCCCGCCGCCGCCCGTCTCCCGGCCCGTGCAGGTGTAAGGCTAGGGGTCCAACACCGGCGCGTGTACCGGCGCTGGCATCTGGATGATGATGGGAGCCGGTGTGGCTGCGGGAGGCGCTTTTGGCGTGGCGTTGTTCAATACGAAGGTCATCAGCGTCACGCATAACGCCACTGCGACAAACAGCGTGCCGACAATCCACTTGATGAGATCACTCACGGCTTTGTGAAGTTCCCAGCGCAATTCGCCCGTGGCTTTGTGAAGTTCCGAGCGTAATTCGCCAATATCCGCCTTGGTGGCGACAGTGGCTTCCAGACGCGCAATGACCTGTTCCATACGGCACAGTGTAGCACCGCACACCCCGTTGACTCGCCCGCCGGTGTGTGTATGTTGTTCCGCGTTTGAACCCAAAGCGCCAGTGGGGCGCGTTGCACGCATGCGCCAGCAGACCTTATCGACGATCAAGGCCGGGATGACCCGGCTGCGCAGCAAGGGCGGGGCCTCGCCCGATGCGCTGTATGACCTTCTCAACGGCCATGTGACGGTCGCGCAGACGGTCAAGAGCCGTCCGGGGACGCGGATGGCGCACACCATCCCCGCTGGCTGCAAGGGGCTGGTGTGGTTCAAGGACACGTTTGTGGTGTTCTCGCACGTGCCGCTGGCAAGCACGGATGCGCGCGTCAAGGTCGAGGTGCTGCCGCATCCGGAAGACGACGAAGACCACAAGACGCCGCTGAAAGCCATCCACTATGCGCTGCCGTTTTTGGGACATCTGTATGTGGTGGCCGAATTTGTGGACGGCGTTACCCGCCATTACTGGCTGCAAACGGGGCCAGGCTGGCAACCCAATTCGATGTATCAGGCGGGCGATTTGGCACGCCCGGCCACGGGCGACAACGGGCTGGTCTATGTGGTGGTGAACACGCATGCCGGTTTGCCGGTGTGGCAGCCGGATGTGGCCTACACGGTGGGCGATGTGGTGTTGCCTGCGGTCTATACCGGCTATCGCTATGTGGTCGCGGAGGTGAGCGGGGAGCGCGCGCGTTCGGGCGAGGTGGAACCCGTCTGGCCTGCCGTCCCCGATGCCACGGTGGATGAGGATGCAGACGATTCCCCGCGCGCAGGCACCCCCACATCGGGAGGCGGACAACCGCCGCCCGGCCAGCCGCCGCGCAACCCGGATCCGCGCTATGGCCGTGGGGAACCCCGCTCACGCGACTACAACACGGTCTTGGAGTAAGTCATGGCCTTTTCCGTCTGGCAGCCCAACCGCAGCTATCGCCCTGGCGATATCGTGGTGCCGCGCACCCAGCCGCCAAACTACAGTGTCGCGCTCGCAAACGGCAATTTTGATGAGGGCGCTACCGGCTGGGATTTTGAAGGCCAGGTCCAGTATTCCCCCAAAGTCGCCAACACCGTCCAGAACTGCGCCATGCTTGATTACGGCCAGGCGGGCGGCCACGCATGGAACCAGTCGCGCTTGCGCGTGCCGCCGGGCCAGCCGCTCACCGTGCGCGGCAGCATCATGATCAAGAAAAAAGGCCGCGGCGGTGGCGGCAATGTCAAAATCCGCTGGTACACCGCGCAGGATGCGCTCATCAGCGAGTACCACAGCGGGTTTGTCGCAGGCGGCAAGCAGGGCTGGAAAGAGGCCCGAGTCACCGCCACCTGTCCGCCCCATGCCGCGTACGCGCGCGCCGGGTTTGAACTGGCGGTGCAAAACAGCAACAACCGGATTTTGGCCGCCATGCTGGCCGTCCTCACCACCGCCTATCCGCCGCCGCCGCCGGGGTTGGCCTTCCGCGCGGTGCAGGAAAAAGCCGCCGTTAGCGCCCCCCACGAACCCGACTGGCCGCGCACGACCGGCGTTCAGGTCACAGACGGCGGCGTGATCTGGGAGGCGCTGATTGCGTCCAGATTGACCTGGAAGGCCGAGCCGCTGTACCTGTCGGGCAGCAGCGAACCCGACTGGCCGCAGCATGTCGGCGGGCGGGTCACGGACGGTACCATCACCTAGCAGGCGGCGGCGCGTGACATTGATGACCCCAATTGCCCGCATGGGCCGGTGGTGGTCATTGCCGCCTCCAAGGTGTTCTGTGCCGATGGCGATATTGTGCGTTACAGCGCTACCGTCAACCCGCTGGACTGGTCATCGGCCAACGACGCCGGGTATCTGCCCACGGGCTTGCAAAACTATGGCGCCAATCCCGCCGCCGCCCTGGGGCTGTACCGTTCCAGCGTGATTGCGTTCAACTCTGAAGGTTTTCAGTTGTGGCAGGTGGACGAAGACCCCGCGCACATGGAGTTGCTGGATGCGCTGCCTTTGGGCAGTACCCACCACCACGCCATCGCGCCCGCCGCCAATGACCTGTTTTTTCTGACCAGCCAAGGCGTGCGCTCGCTGGCGCAATCCGCCGCCAGTACCAGTTATCAGGCCGGGGATGTGGGGATGCCGATTGACCCGCTCATCCATGAGGCGCTCGCCACGTCCAATGCGCCCATCGGGCTGTATTACCCCGCCACGGGACAGTACTGGTTGCTGTTCAACCGGAACGGGGAGTGCGAGGCGTTTGTGTATGGCACCGGCAGGCCGGGGCAGGTCGGCGCATGGTCACGTTATGTCTTCCCGTTCCCGGTGGATGACTGGACGATTGCCGGCGACGTGCTGTATCTCGTGAGCGGGCAGCACATTCACCGGGTTGATGAATCCGTGACCGGGGACGAGATCATGCAGGGCAATCAGCGCGTGGTCATCCCCTTTACTGGCGTCGTGCAATGGCCGTGGCTTGAGTTCGGGCAGCCGGGCGTGACCAAGCGCCTGTACGGGTTCGACGTGACCGGCGAAGGCGGTTTGATGCAGGTGAGTTTTGGCTTTGACCAGTCGCAGCCTGCCGCCTTTACCCCGCCGTGGCCGGTGCCCGCCGACACCGTGCCCGGCCAGATCATCCCCATGCCGCTGGCCGCGCCGTCCCTGTCGGTCAAACTCACCTGGGATGGCAGTACGCCGTGGCAACTGCACGCGCTCACGCTGTATCTCAATGACCGGCCTGCCGGCAAGTAGTCCGTTGCATTGCAGCCCAGGTGCGTAACGATGGGGACATCCCTCCCGCAGGACAACCGCGCATGCCACTCCATTCTGCCGATTCCACCATAGCCAATGCCGGGCACGCTGCCGCGTGGGGTGGCGGCGGTGTGGCCGTGCTGGGCGGGTTGACAACCAACGACTGGGCCGCGTTCTGCGGCGGCGCGGCGGCGCTGTGCGGGGTGCTGGTGCAGGTCTATTTCAAGCGCCGGGACGAGCGGCGGAAAAAACTCGACGAACAGCGCAAACAGGAACTGCATGCACTGGAAGTCAAGCGGCTCAAACGGCTGTTGCAGGAGGACGGCGCATGAACACGCGGCAACGGGTGCTGCTGTGGGGCGGCAGCGCGGCGCTGCTGGCGCTCACAGCTCCCTTTGTCATGATCTGGGAAGGCAAGCGCCACGCGCCGTACCGGGATGCGGTCGGCGTGCTGACGGTCTGCTACGGCCATACCGGCGCGGACATCGTGCCGGGCAAGCGCTACACGCTGGATGAGTGCAACGCGCTGTTGGCGGCTGATCTTGAAATTGCCCGGCGGCACGTCACCCGCTGTCTGCCGATGCCCAAGCCCGAGCCTACGGAAGCCGCCTTGATTTCGGCCACGTTCAACATCGGCCCGAAGGTAGTGTGCGGTTCGACCTTGCAGCGCAAGGCGCTGGCAGGCGACTGGACGGGCGCGTGCGCGGAACTCGCCCGCTGGAAATACGCCGGTGGCCGCGAACTGCGCGGGCTGGTACTGCGCCGCGCCGATGAGCGCGCGCTGTGCGAGGCGGGGCTGCGGTGACGCCTGCGGTGAAGGCGCGCAGGCGACAGGTCACTTCACATAATGGAAACGACATTGAACGACATACAATGTATCGCCCATTACCTTATATACGATTCTGTGCTCTTTATCTATCCTTCTGGACCAGTAACCACTTTTATCATGTCTCAATCTTTCCGGTTTGCCGATACCATCAAACGGGCTTCTTTGAATGTCTTTGATTAACGTGTTGATCCGCCTTGCCTTTGTTTTGTCCTCATCTTGCCATAACAAGTAATCCTCCCAGGCAAAAGAAGTCCATTGTATATTCATGCCTCGATCAGCTCATGCTTTTGCGTCAGCCCCGCTTCAACTTCTTCTATCCCTTTATTTATTCTTTCCGCATTGACAGGGTTGGACAGCAGGTAATTCGTCTCGACAAAAGACAGGTAATCTTCATATCCAATCAAAACCGCTTTTCTGTCATTCTGGCGTGTAATGACCACCGGTATGTGGTCATTGTCAAGCTTGTCCAGATAATGGGATAAATTAACTTTCAGGTTGGCAAAAGAAACGATATCCATCGTGGTTTTTCTCGCAGTGAAGATTAAAAAACGTACCTGTATGGTAACACTGTTGCTCCAAATTTGCCCGTCAATGTCTCGTGTGTGTTCAGGCAAGGGGAAGGGCAAGCGCGCAAGGCGGCGCGTGCCTCCGTTGACTCGCGCCAGACTGGATTGTGGAAGCCCTCAAAAGATATTTTCCCTCAGGAACCGGGCATAGTGCGCCTCTTTTATCGCCCCTGAAGCCAGCGCCAACACCGCACATGTCGCGTCTTCTTCTCTTGCGTTGAATGTGTATCCATTTAATTCCAGAAACAGCACACCTGCCACAAAGCCCGTGCGCTTGTTTCCGTCCACGAAGGGGTGATTTTGTATGATGCCCGCAGTGTAGATTGCGCCCAGGCTCAAAAGGTCTGTGTCCTCTTGATAGGAAAAGAGCTGTTTTGGCCTGGCAAGCGCAGAGTTCAGGAGTCCCCTGTCGCGTATGCCAGAGGTTCCGCCATGCTCGGCAAGGAGTTGCTCGTGTATGAGCAAGGTTTCCTCAACCTCAAGCCAGACGGGTTGCTTCATTTCGCGAGCGCCCTCAGGGTGTTTTTGTATCGGGCGCTGATGTTTTCCGCTTTGGCCAATTTCTCCCCGAACGCAGGATCAAAGCAACTCATTTGATAGTTCCCCTGGGGGCTTTCAGTCAGATACAGCGCGTCTCCTTCCTGTGCAGACAGGCGGGCAAGTACATTTTTTGGCAATACGACTCCCAGGGAATTGCCGAATTTGCGGACTTTGAGTTCAATCATTGAAGATTCCTTTTTCGCCCACGATGAAGTTATTACCAATGTAATAACCCCCATCTCAAATGTCAAGCCGTTTCTTTACGGCGGCGCGCGCCACTCCGTTTGCGTTTGCCCGCTCAAAAACGGTGCGCAATGCCTGCTTGCTTCATGATGTCGTTGGCCATGTGCCGCGCAGGCATATTCGTTGAAACCGTTTGATTGTGCCTGCCGTTGGTCCATATTTCATGAGACCCTTTGCCTGCCCGCAAGAACGTGTAGCCGTTGGCGCGTAGCTGCTCGATCACCAGCCGGTAGTAGCCCTTCATGCCTGCGCCAGGACGCCGCAGTCCTCAAATTGCGGGCGCATCCGTAGTTTGGGTGCCTGGTGCAATTGCAACTCCAGCAACACCTCCGCTGCCAGCGCGGCCTCGCGCTGAACCTCTTGCAGGTCTTCCCCGCTCACCACCAGCCCGTTGATATCCGGGCTGTTGGCCCAGAACGTTTTGCTTTCGCCATCAAAGTGCACCGTCACGTCAAAGCACAACGGCACCCCCAGGCGCGCCGCCAGCGTCCATAACGGCCATCCCACTTTGTACATGCCCTTTCCCCCGGTCGCTTTCAGACGCGAAGGGTAGCAGCTCGCCCGCGCCCATGCAATTTGCCCGGGATTTATCCCCCTCCGTTGACTCGCCGCGTGGATGTGTGATTCTGATGCCCGACAAACGAAAGCCCCGGCAGTTTGTGGCTGCCGAGGCTCTCTGTATCCACCCCTTACCGACATAAGGAGCAAGACCTTCAATGAAGTTTACCAAAATGAACCGGGACGAAGGGATTGAATTATGCGGCGAGTTTTCGCCGTTTATCCGCGCCTGTATCGGCGTGGGAATTGTGCTGTTTGCCAGTGGCGTGTTCCTGCTTTTTGCGGCCCCGTTTCTGCGTGCAATCCGCTGGTGGTGAGGTTGACATGAATCGATTTATCGTTATTGGCGTGGCCCTGCTTGCCGTTGGTGCATTTCTGGCCGGGTACAACGCGCGCAGTGACCGCGCCGGGCGTGACCTCGCCCGCGCGCACGCGCGCCACGCCGCCGAACTGAATCAAGCGCTGGAATCCGTCCGCGCCATCGAACAGCGCCGCATTGCCGATCTGGAGACCCTTCGCCATGACACACAAACCCGACTGGACGCTGTGGCTGCTGATGCCCGCCGCGCTGCTGATGAGCGCGTGCGCGACAGCGCCGCGCAGTACGCCGCCCGCCAGCGTGCCGCCGCCGCTGATTCCGCCGTTGCCAGACAGTGCGAAGCAACCGCCGTTGCCGCCGACGTGCTCGCCGAGCTGCTTGGAGAGCTTGATGTACTGGCGGAAGTCTACGCGGCAGACGCTGACCGACGGCGCATCGCCGGACGCGCCTGCGAAGCCGGCTGGGAGCGATTGAGGCAGGACAGCCCATGAGCAAGTTCCGCGACCAGCAGGGGCGCATCCACCGGCTGGGTGCGGACGGCGGGCGCGGCGGGCGCTTCCGTGGTACGCCCCCCGCGCGCCAGCCCCCGCCCGAACCGCAAATGACGCTGGATGACCTCGACCGCCTGCGCGAGGACATCGAGACCATCATCGGGGAGGTGCAACAGTCGCTGGCGCTCAATGAGTTGCAGGAACTGATTGACCTGATCGGCCTCAACGCGGAAACGATCATCGAAAACATCCTGCGCGAGTACCGGCTTCAGGATATCAGCCGTGACCACGGCAACAAGATCAGCCAGGCGCACACCCAAATTACCCTGTTGATCGAAACCCATAAGGTCGTCGCCGAACAAGTCACCGAACTGTTCGCGCGTCTGGATACGACCGATGCCAGCATGCAGGCGCAGTTTCTGCAAGTGAATCAGGCCATCGCCGATGAGGTCAGCGCGCGTGTTTCGGCGCTGACGGAACTGCATGCGCAGGTTGTCGCCGATAACGCCGCACTGGCCGCCGCGCTCAACCAGCGCATCAGTGAGGCCGAAGCGACCATTGAATCCGCGCGCGCCTCGACCGAAGAGCGCCTGCAAGCGCAGATTGCCGCAGGTGCCGCCGCGCTCAATGTGCGCATTGATGCGGTCGAAGTCAACGCGGAACATGCACTGGCCTCCACAAAACAGGCATTGATTGCCCAGTTTACCGCTGCCGATGATGCGCTCAATACCGCCTTGAGCAACGCCATTACCGAGGTTGAGGCCAGCGCCGAAGCGGCGCGGGTGGAGCAAAAGAATCTGATTCTGGCGCAGGTCAATGACAGCATCGGCGTGGTGCAACTTGAGGTCAATACCAAAGTCACCGCCGAAGAAGCCTCCGCGCTTGCCAGTACCCAGCTTGAAGCCTTCAAAGGCAGTGACTTTGCCGCGCTGCAACAGCAATTCAGCGTCAAGGCGGGCGAGCTGGATGACCTGTATGGCGCATGGTCGGCCTCGTGGACCATCAAGATCAACGCCGGTACCATCGGCGGGAACCCGGTCGTGGCCGGAATCGGGTTGTCGGCCACGGAAAGTCAAGGCAGCGACATCATTTTCATGGCAGACCGCGTGGCGATTGTCCAGCCCGATTACAACGGCAGCACGTCACAACTGAAATATCCGTTTGTGGTCGGTACCGTCAACGGCACATCCACCGTGGGCATTACCGGGCAGTTATTGGTGGATGGCTCGATTACCGCCAACAAGATCACCACCAATACCCTGGCCGCGATTACCGCCAACGCGGGCACGATCAACGGCGGGACGTTCAAGACCCACACCCTCAATGCGCAGGGGCAGGTCGCAAACCCGAATGAGTTCCGCGCGGAAATGTCCAATAGCGGCGACTGGCCGATCTGGGTGGGCAGCAATACAAAAAACGCCGACAACGCGGTGTTCTGGATTGACCGCCAGGGCAATGCGATGTTCAAGGGGAAGATCAATGCCAACGGCATTCTTGGCAGCATCCAGCAGCATGTCTTTATCAACTGGACGGGGATGGCGCAAACGTTCAAATCCTATAGCATGGGCGGCGGCATCGGTTATGTCCCGACGTTGGTTGAATTTACCCTGCCTGCGGCGGCGGGGGGGGCAGGCGCACGTCCCGTATATCAGTGTGGTTGTTGAAATGAAGGACCAGACTGCCAGTGTGTCTGTCTCTATCGAGATGTGGGACGGCACTGCGTGGTTTCCCGTAGCAGTGCGCGAAGGGCCGTATGCGTATGTGGCGATCTCGAACACCGAAGAAGCCATCCCGATCTGCCCGGTCATGGAGCAATATATTCCCGTCAGTGCTTTCCATACCCAGGTCACGGGTGCACGGACATTCCGCATCCGCGCCACGAGCGCCTATGCCATCCCGCCTGTCACCACCACCCCGTTCCCCCCCAATCCTCACGCGAGCGCTTATGTCACGCGCGTCAAGGGCTTTGCGGTTGGTCTCCGATAATACGAGGATTTCTCATGAATACACCAGGTTATGTATCCAATACCGAACTTGCGACCAGACTGTCCAGCGTGGTGGAGCGCTGGAATACCCGCGAAAACCAGATGATCGCGTTCATCTCGCAACCGGATGGCACGGTGTTGGTGACCGATGGTGCGGGGGTCACGCATGAATTGCCCTCGTTCCCGCAGTTGCAACTGAATGTGACGGCAATGATGGACGGGATGCAGGCGGCGCTGGATAAAAAGCTGAATACAACCGGCGGAACCCTCACCGGCAGGCTCAAGATTGAACAATCAGAGGCGTCGCTGCGCCTGATCTCCACCCACCCCGACGGGCGCGAGATCAACGTCCTGAGCAACGGCACCCCCAACACCGGGTTTTACGATACGACCAACGCCAAGTGGCTGCTGCGCATCGGCGGCAATGATCTGGTGTACATGAAAGGACTCGCCGAGTACGCCGTGGTCATGGCCCCGCCGACGGGCAATGTGCACGTGGCGTTGCGTGATGATGAGAATGCAACGCGGGCACTGCTGTACTGGAGCAGGCAGAACGACAGTGTCCACCTGCGCCGCTACAGCGCCGGACAATTCGCGGCCGAGTTGCGTATCAACGCAAACAACACAATGACCTACACCGGCGGCGCGATTACCGCCCCCGGCTTCAACGGTAACGCCACCAGCGCGACCAGGCTCAGCGGCGCGCCCACCATCAACGGCACCGCATTCAACGGCGCGGCCAACATCGTGACCGCCCGCTGGGGTGCCGAGCGCACGCTCAAGATCGGCAATACCGGCAAACCCGTCAACGGCACCGGCAACGTCACCTGGACGCTGGCCGAGATCGGCGCGCTGCCGCTGACCGGCGGCATCCTGACCAACACGCTCGCGATTGCACAATCAGAGGCGTCGCTGCGCCTGCGCTCCACCCACCCCGACGGGCGCGAGATCAACGTCCTGAGCAACGGGACCCCCAACACCGGGTTTTACGATACGACCAATGGCAAGTGGCTGCTGCGCATTGATGCCAACAACAATGTCCATGTCAGCGGCAATGTGATTGCGAATAACCTCTCCGCCTCGACCTCCTGGAGCTGGGACGAGATTACCGGCAAGCCTGCCAGCTTTCCGGCAGCAGCGCACAGCCACGGCTGGAACGAGATTACCGGCAAGCCTGCCAGTTTTCCGGCTGCTGCGCACAGCCACGGCTGGAACGAGATTACCGGCAAGCCTGCCAGCTTTCCGGCAGCAGCGCATTCCCACGGCTGGGGC